GGCGAAGACGTGGGCGCGACCGCCACCGCACCCGGGGGCTTCGGGATTGCGAGACAGGACATCAACTGCCGCTGCGCCACCCGCCCCGTGATCGAGGACTGACCCCATGACCGCACCGATCATCGTCGCCCCCGTCTGTGCCACGCCAGAGGCCATCACCCGCGACTACGCGGGCCGCAAGGCCGCCGGCGCGCTCCTGCCCGGCGAGACCGAGCCGGCGCGGGTCTATCGGGCGCTGCTCGGCATGGAGATCGACCCTGACCCCGATGGCGAAGAGGCCCCCAAGCGCGAGCCGGGCCGATACCCCTTCGTGATGAGCGTCGGAACCCCTGACGGCGCCGATGACGTGGTCGAGCAGACGTGGGACCTCAAGCGCTTCGCCGCCAACCCGGTCGCGTTCTTCAACCATCGGTCTTGGGGCCTCCCCGTCGGTCGCTGGGAGCGCGTGCGCGTCGAGGGCGGGGTGCTCCGCGGCGACTTCGTCCCCACCGACGCCAGCGAAGAAGGGCGCACCATCCGCGCCATGCTGGACGAAAAGACGCTGCGGGCCGCCTCTGTCGGCTTCGTGCCCGGCAAGGTGACCATGCGCAGCAAGTACCCGACGGATCACCCGCTGTATGCCGCGCGCGGCTACGTCTTCAGCGAGAACAACCTGCTCGAGTGCTCCATCGTCGGCGTGCCGATGCACCCCGAGGCCACGCTGCAGGAGCGCGCCGCCGACCCCGCGCCAGCCGCCGCACCCGTCGCCGAGACCAAGAGCGCCGCGCCGCCCGACGACGGCCCCGACTTTGACCTCGACGCGCTGGAGCGGGCCGTCCGCGACCTGTTCCCCATCACCACTTCCTGATCTCTACCCGCGCCGGGCGGCCCTCCCGGTCATCCCACCCAAAGGAGGCCACGATGGCCGCAGAAATCCCCGGGCTTGAGGCGAAGGTCGCCCAGCTCATCGGCGAGGGCATCACCCGCGCCGCTTCCGGCCTCAGCGCCGACATCAACGCCCAGAAGCTCGAGATCGAGCGCCGCAGCGCTGAGATCAACGCGCTCGACGTCGAGATCAACAAGCTCAAGGCTCTGCAGTCCGCGCAGACCGTGACGATGGACGGCCCCTCGGCGAGCATCGCTCGCGAGTTCGGCAAGAACGAAGAGCTGGCGCTGTTCCCCGTCAGCCGGTCCTACAACGTCGGCGGGCAGAACCACACCGAGGTCAGCGACGGCCTCCTGACCTCGTCCCGCACCTTCGGCGACGGCCACCTCGAGATCAAGAACCTGTGGGAAGCCGGCCTCGTCCGGCTGGCCTGCAAGGGCAAGAACACCGGCACGATGAGCCGCGGCGAGCTGCTCCGCACCTACCAGGAGCACAACCCCGAGATCGTCGCCCGCATCGCTGACCGCGTGTACCGCCTCGGCCTCGCGCCCGACCGCGACAGCGTGATCAAGCGCGTGTTTGGCATCGGCGCAGGCAACGGCGGCGACCTCATCCCCGGCGAGGTCCTCGCGCCCGAGATGCTGCGCGTCGCCGCTGCCGCGATCATGGACAGCCCCGTCGGCCTCTTCGTGCAGAAGAACATCACCGACCGCAACATGAAGAGCCCGCTCGGCACCGCTCGGCCCCGGCCCTTCCTGCAGGGCGCCGCGTCCTCCAGCGCCGCCGCCGACTTCCTGCTCTCCGCGATGGGCACCAGCGCGCTGAGCTACAACGTCAAGGACATGGCCTGCGCGGTCCAGTTCGACCGCAACGCCGACGCCGACTCGATCATCACCTTCCTGCCTGAGCTGCGCGCGCAGATGGCCGAGGGTGCCGCCCTCGCCCTCTTCGACGCGATCCTGAACGGCGATACCAACGCCACCCATCAGGACAGCCTCGCCGCGTGGGCGCCCGAGGGCGTCTTCCCGGTCACCGCCCCGAGCGGCGGCGGGAACGTCGGCGGCAGCCTCGACCACCGTCGGGCCTTCCTGGGCCTGCGGGCGCGGGCCTTCGACATCGGCTCGACCGCGAAGTCCGATCTGGCGAGCACCTACACCTTCGCCAAGATCCAGGGCATGCACGCCAAGATGAGCGGCGGCGTGGGCCAGAACCCCGCCCGCGTCGCGATCTTCGCGTCGTTCGAGAACATCCTGAGCCGCTTCAGCACGATCACCGAGGTCGTGAGCCTGGAGAAGTTCGGCCCGGCGGCGACGATCCTGACCGGTCAGGTGCTCTCCATCGGCGGCAAGCCCGTGATCCGGTCCTGGCCGCTCGGCCGCACCGGCGCGGAGACCGGCGCCTTCAACACCAGCGGCCTGCATGACGCCACCGCCGGCAACAACACCAAGCAGAGCATCGTGATGGCGGACCTGGATCGCTACATCCTGGGCACCCGCAAGGGCCTGACCCTCGAGAGCGACACCAACATCCTGAACAACACGACCACCCTCGTCGCCTCGGGTCGCTACGCCTTCGAGAGCCCCGACCACGCCGCCGCGCTGACCTCCGCCAGCACGGTCAACGTGGTCGTCGGCTACGACGCAAGCTGACAGACCCCAACCCTGCCGGCGGGGCTTCACCCGCCCCGCCGGCAGCCGGTGCGCCCACCCCTCTCCCCTTTGAGGTGCTCCCATGTCCGCCCCTGTCTACCACCAGATCGACTGCCCGAAGATCGGCAGCGCCGCTGCAGGTGCCAACGAGATCGCGCGGTACGGCGTCAACACCCTGCCCGTCAAGCTCCTGATCGAGCGCGTCGTCTTCGTGCCCGACACCGCCGTCACCGCCGACGCGAGCAACACCGCCACGCTGACCATCACCGCGGGCGGGACCACGATCTCGACCCTGACGACCAACCTCGCGCAGGGCAACCTCGTCGCCGGCACCGCCTACAGCTTCACCCTGACCGCCAGCGGCGCCGACCTCGAGATCAGCCCCCTGGAGTCGGTGGGCGTCGCGAAGACCTACGCGAGCAGCGGCGCTGTGATGTCTGGCCTCGTGTCGTTCCTCTGCAGCGAGCTGCGCTCCTGATGTCCACCGCCCCGACCGCAGCCCCCGCCGCGGCCGGGGCGCCCGCTCTGCCCGCGCAGGATGCCCCCAGCGCCGCCCCGGCGCCGCTGGCCGGCCCTGCACTCGCCGCAGCCCTCCCCCGCGCCTACGCCCCCACAGCGCGGGCCGGGGGAGGCCCTGCGTACCTCACCCGCCGGATGGTCACCGCCCCCGGCGCGCAGGCCGCCCCCGGCGACGATCCGCCCGCTGAGCCCACCGACCCCGACCTCGGGAGCCTCTGATGCCGGTGATCACCGCGGCCCGCGTCCGCACCCTGATTCCGGACCTCACCGGCACCGGCGAGGACACCACGCTTGAGGCCCTGATCGACGTCGCCGACCGGCAGATCGCCGCCCACCTCGGCATCTGCCGCAACGACGCGGGGATCCACACCCTCGCGTCGAGCACCTACACCCTCCGCGAGCCCGACCTGTCGCTTGACGCCAACGGGCGCATCATCTGGCCCGACGCCGCGAACATCACCGCCGTCACAAGCCTGCACAGCGACCCCAACGAGGTCTTCGGCGCCGACACGCTGATTAGCAGCGACGACTACGTCCTGAACACCCGCGCGGGCTTCGTGCGCCTCAAGCCCTCCGCGACCGCCCTGTCGACCGAACCCGGCGCGGTCAAGTTGGTCATCACCGCGGGCTGGGCGACCCTCGACGATGCCCTTGAGCAGGCCGTCGCCATGCAGACCCGCCATCTCTTCACCCTGCGCCGCCAGCAAGGCCAGTCCTCGGTCAGCGAGGCCGGGGTCTCCGTCTCCCTCCGCGACGAGACAATCCCCGACGTGGTGCGACAGATGGTCGCGCCATTCCGTATCCGGGGGCTCTGACATGACCCCCGAGGCCCTCGCCGCGAAGCTGCGCCAGATCGGCCAGACCGGCGTGGCGCGCGCCATCGGCAAGACCTTGACCGCCGTGGCCCTGATCGCAGAGGGGCACGCTAAAGGCATCGTGCCAGTCCTCAACGGCCACCTTCGCCGGTCTATCGCCGGCAAAGTCCGGCAAGGTCCGCAGGGCCCCGAGGCTGTCATCAGCGCGGGCGGGCGGATCGAGGGCGCGCTCAACGTCATCTACGCGGGCGTGATCGAGCACGGCACCAAAGGCCCGATCCTGCCCAAGCGGGGGAAGTACCTCCGCATCCCTCTCGGCCCTGCGCGCACCCAGGCGGGGCAGGACCGATACCCGACCCCCATCCGCGTCAGCGGCGCGGGCCTGTTCTACGTGCGACGGTCCAAAGCCGGCAACCTGCTTCTCTTCCACAAGCCAAGCGGCGTCCCGTGGTATAAGATAGTGGAGAGCCTACCCGCCCGCGCTCCACGCCCCTTCCTGCGCCCCGGCGCACAAGAGGCCGCGAGCCGGATGCCGGCGCAGTTCGCTAAGCACCTCAAGACCGAGATCGACGGCACCCGATGAGCGACAGCCTCACCACAGTCGAAGACGTGCTGACAGCCATCCAGACAACCCTGGAGGGCGTGACCGGCTTGTCTGCGTCGACTGTGATCTATGGCATCGGGACCGGCAACACCGCCCCATCGGGCAAGTCGGTCCACTGGCGGCCCGTCGAGGCTCGCTTGGCCGTCGACGGCGGCAATCTGCGCAGCGACATGACCGACCTGCCATGTGAGATCCGCATCTATGCCCCGGCGACGGCTGGCAGCCCCCGGGCGCGCGATGTCGCCATTCTGAGTCTGTGGCAGGACATCCGGTCGCACTTCTTGGCGAACCGGACCCTGGGCAGCATCGTCCGCGACTGCCACGTCTCTTCGCTGACCCTACCCTCATCCGCAGCGGATCTCGGCCTGCCCTCCGCGGCCGGGGTCTGTGTGCTCACTGCCCGATGGCAGTGGAAGAGCGTGCCCTGATGGCATGGATCGTCGCCTCCAACGGCTCCGAATACCGCGCCCGGCTGGCGATCACCTGTGACACCAGCGGCGCCACCCCCGGCGGGGCGGCCGTTGTCGCGCGGGTCACCCTCGACCCGTCGCTGACCGACTTCTGGGCCACCGTCCAAAGCAACGGCTACGACATCCGCCTCGCCACGGGCGGCGGGTCTCTGATCGCCCACGAGCGGGCGACGTGGACCTATGCCAGCAAGATCGGGCAGCTTGACTTCGAGATCGACGTGCCGGCGACGGCACCTGCAGGCTGCATGCGGGTAGTGTACCTGTACTACGGCCCGGCGACCGCCGTTGCGGTCGACCCCTCCGCGGGGCCCTTTGTCAACACCGTACAGGCGTGGGTAGAGCAGGCGCGCATCATGCCCGCCGGGCGGTCGATCCAGTGGACCGCGATGGCGGCCAGCGAGAGCGCCGCAAGCCTCACCCCTGCGCCGGTTCAGACCGTCGTGGCCATTCAGGGCGAGCGTCGGATCTTTGTGACCGAGCCGATGCAGGGCGTGCGACTTGGGCCCGGCTTCCTCTACAACGGCGCCGACCTTGACGACGACGTCGACTGGATGATGATCAACGTGGAGGACAGCGCAGCCGCAGCGCTGGCCGCGTGGTCGTCGGTGCTCGACCTGCGCGCCTTCGTCGACTCCGCCGGAACCTACATCCGCGGCATCTTCTCGCCCGACACCAACGAAAACGGCATGGCTACGCTACAGATCGGATGGTCCGGCTTGGCTGCCCTCGACAAGCGCGTCATCACCGTCAAAGCCATCGCCCCGGCGATCTGACCCTCTCTCCCGCCCCATAGGAGGCCCGCACAATGGCCGTCCCCCACCGCTCCCTCGGATCGTGCCTTGGCCTCGGGCTTGAGGTCACCCCCGGCACCGCCGTCAGCCGCACCAAGTGGTGCCACCTCAACGGGTCCAGTCTCACCCAGACTCCCCGCAACCGCGTGACCCGCGGCCGGCTGGCGCACACCACCGCGGCCTTCGTCGAGACCCGCTTCGTGGCCGATGAGCAGGTCGGCGGGACCGTCACCGTCCCCGGCTCGTACAGCGCGCTCGGGATGCTTCTGCGCGCCGCCCTCGGCACCGTGTCGGGCACGGGCCCCTACACCTTCGCCGCCGCCGCCGCGCTGCCCAGCCTGACGATTGAGCAGATCGTGGGCACGTCGGGCAGTAGCGAGGTGTACGCGGGGTGCAAGGTCAACAGCATGACCATGAACGCCACGCCCGGCAGCGAGGTCACCTTCGCCTTTGACCTCATCGCCCAGAGCAAGGCCGCCGCCGGGTCCGCGGGCTCGCCGTCGCTGACCAACGCCGTCCCGATCGAGCACTACGAGGTCGCGGTGACGTGGGGCGGTACGTCCATCGGCACGATCAAGAGCCTGTCGTCGGTGTTGTCGAACAACCTGAGCCGTCGGCCGCAGCTCGGCAGCCTCCGCACCGCCGAGCCCTCTGTCGGCGTCCGCGAGGTCCGTACTACCATCGTGGTCGACAAGGACAGCTTCAGCCCCCGCAGCGCCGAGATCGCCGACACCACGGGCGACCTTGTGATCACCTGCACCGATACCGCCACCGGCGCCAAGACGCTTGTCTACACGATCCAGGACTGCACCTGCAAGGTGTCCGAGACCATCGGCGACGGGATCGCCGACCTCACGACCTCGATTGAGTTCGAGTCCATCGGCAACCCCGAGATCGTGCTGACCAACGGCGAGGCCACCTATGATGCCTGATGCCCCCGAGGCCCCGGCCGCCCCCGCCTTCTCCCTCGCCGCCCTCTCCGTCGCCGGGGTCGCCGCCGTCCCTGACGTGTCCAACGGGGTCCCCGTCGAGTGGCGTGTCAAGCGCTTCTCCGTCGCCGAGGCCACCCGCGCCGGGCTCCTGTCCGGGGTCATCGGCGCGGCGGTCGCGCAGTCGCAGCCGTCCGGCGGCGGGGATGTCGCCCCGGCCGGCGCGGTGATCGAGTCGACGATCCGGGCGATGCTGGACGGCGGCGAGAAGGCCGTGCTGGCCGCTGTGACCGGCGTCCGGGCGCAGGGTTCGGACGTGTGGACCGACTGCCAGATCGTCGGCGTGGGCAAGGATGACCCCGCCGCTGGGCGCCTGTCGATCCTGTCGGTCAGCGCCGCCGGTCAGATCGCCATCACCCAAGAGGCCATGAAGCAGGCGTTGGAGGCGGTTCAGTCGGTCGGCTCGTTTCGCGCGGGCTGACCCCGACCTCGCCCTGACCACAGACCTCGCCGCGCGCCGGTATGGGCAGCGGCCATCCACGGTCCTTGGCCTCACCGATCCCTGGGAGGCTGTGGTCTGGGATGCCGTCTGCGCCCGCGCGGGGTATAGTCACGACGCAGAGCACGGGCCGATCCCTGCGCTTCTCTCCGCCCTCTCCGACTCGATGAGGTAGCCCGCCGATGGCAGACAACATCATCGAAGTCATCGTAAGGGCGAAAGACGAGGCCAGCAAGGCGTTCGCGTCCGCTGCGCAGGGCGCTGACCGCTTGGCCGGCGAGCAAGCCGCGGCGGCCAAGTCCGGCGACGCGCTTGATCAGCAGGCAGCCGACACCGCGGCGGCGCTTGAGCGGCAGGCGCAAGCGTCCGAAGAGGCGGCGCGCGCGGCGGCCGCCCTCGCAGCAGCGCAGGCCAAGACCGGCCCGGCCCGAGACGAGAAGGGGCGCTTCCTGCCGTCGGGCGCTGCGGCATCGGGTGGGGCCGCGTCCGCAGCGGATGCAGTCAAGGGCGCGGCAGAGGCTGCCAAGGGTGGCGCGCAAGAGCTGAGCGACATCCAAGAGGCCGCGGCGCGGGCGGGGCTGTCCGTCGAAGACCTCAACCAGCGCGCCAAGAACCTGCGGTATCAGATCGCGGACATCGGGACATCGCTTGCCGGCGGGATCAACCCTTTCGTGGTGCTCGCACAACAGGGCCCCGACGTGGCGAGTGCGCTGGGAGACATGAGCAGCGCGGCCGAGGTGCTGAACGTGTCGTTTGGCGGCATGGTCGCCAAGCTCGCCCCGTTCGCAGGCATCATCGCCGGGCTTGCGGTCGGTGCGGCTGCGCTGACGACGGCCATGATCCTGCTTGAGAATGCCACAACCGATGCTGACGACAGCGTGGGGCGGCTCTCTGCCCGGCTTGACGAGACCGCCGCGCGGGCATCGACTGCGCAGATTGCCATTGACGACGTGCGATACGCGATCTCGGCGCTCAAGGCCGCAAACAAGGACGCTGAGATCGGGCTCAAGGAGCTGACCGGCGAGATCGATCAGTACGCGGCGACGGCTCAGCGCGCCATGATCGCCCTTGACGATGAGACCGAGTCGAAGAAGCGCGACATTGCCATCACCATCGAACAACAGAAGGCACACATCGCGGCCGTTGACGCGAAGATGAAGGATGTCGGCATCCTAAACGCGATGACGGCAGCGGAGGCCGAGGACGCCGCAGCGTCGAAGCGCAACGCGCAGGGCAAGCTACGAGAGGCCGAGGCCGAGCGCGACGCGCTGAATAAGCTCTATGCGGAGCGGTCGGGCATCATCGCTGCCACCGAAGAGTACAGCCGCGCCCTCGACGATGAGAAGAAGCGCGAAGAGGCCGCAAACAAGGCCCGGCAGGAAGCCAAGCGCCATCTGTCCGAGCTGAAGGCCAAGTACGACGATCTGGTCAAGGTCCTCGACGCTTTCCAGGACCGCGAACGCCTTGAGTCCGCCCTATCGGTCCCCGCCGACCTCATCCCCGCCGCGGCGATCCAGTCGGCCCGCGATCTTGAGGCGGCGATCAACCAGATCGCCCCGCCGCAGAACGTGCTCGACGACTACACGCGCTTGACGCTCCTTCTCAGTGACGCGCAGCGGTTGGCCGCAACCAACCCGGGCCTACAGGCTTGGGCCGACGACCTCTCGGGTCAGGTCGCCGATGCGCTGGTCAACGGCGCCGCGGCGGGCTTGGAGGGCGTGGCGAAGGACCTCAAGGGCCTGATGACGGCCTTGGGGGGCGAGTACGCCAAGGCGATCCAGCGCGGCGCCCGCGTCGGTGGGGCCATCGGCGAGGTCCTCGGCGGCGATATCGCCGGGGGGTTGTCCAAGGCCCTGCCCATGCTCGGCGCGAAGTTCGCCGAGGCCTTCGCCGGACAGGACGGCCTTCTCGGCAAGATCGCCGCCGTTGCCGGCCCAATGGGTGCCGCCATCGGCGCCGCGATTGGTGGCCTCCAAAGCCTCGGACAGCAAGGCGGCGCGGCGACGGCAAAGTCTGCGATGTCTGGCGTTGATGCCATCGTCAAGGGCATCAACAACCTTCCGGCCTTCCTGCGCCGCTTTGTCCCTGACTTCGTCGTGACGCTGGTCACCGAACTAATCCCGGCCTTGGTGGCCTCGATCCCGCGCTTGGTCACCACCATCGTAATCGAGTTGCCCGTCGCCATCGTCCGCGGGATCGTGCTGTGGTGGCGGGATATCGGTGGCTTCCGCGGCATCGCCCGCAGCATCGCCGACGGCGTGCGGGAGTGGTGGCGGGAGACATGGGATCGGGTCAAGGCGTGGTTCCGCGACATCTTCACCCCCGGCGATCAGGGCAACGGTCGCCGCATCAGTGAAGGCCGCGCCCGCGACCTTCGCGACATGCAAGCCGAAGCGATGGCCGTGCTCGACCCCCGGGGCCGCCCCGGGCAGCCCACCGACCCGCGCACCGGGCGCAGCCGCCAGAGCGCGCAGGCCGGCCCCACGCTGGTCCTGCAGGCCGCGTCCCTCCACCCCGACATCGTGCCCCGCGCCCTGCGCGACCTCGACCGGATGACCCGTCCGGGCGGCCTGCGGCGTGGTACAACCGCGATAGGGGGCACCTGATGTCGGCGTCGCGCTTCTACTGGTACGGGTACGGCAGCGCCCGGCTCAACACGCTCGACGTGTACCCGTCCGACCTGCAGCCGGTGCAAGAGAGCCTCAGCGATGGGGCGTCGACCCCCGGCGGCCTTGCCGTGCGCGTGCAATACGGGGTGCGGTGGCGGGTCACCATCGAGGTCCCGCAGGTCCCCCGCGACGAGGTCGACGACTATCGGCAGTTGGTCGGCCATCTCAACCGCGGCGGGGCGGTCGGCTTCGCGCTTGAGCCCTCCAAGGCCATCCTCGCGTTCAGCGACCGCCCGATCAATGCCGGGCAGTCGATCCTGTTCACCGGCGGCGGGTCGCAGATGGCGGCGTGGGAGCCATCCGCGGCGCTCGTCGCGGGCGACCGGCTTTTGATCCAGAGCCCCAACCCCGAGTCGGCCTGCGAGGACCGCCCCTTCTCTTCGGTGTCGTCGTCGGGCGTCCTGACGCTGCAGTCCGGCGTGTACGGCAACCTGCGGCAGACCCCCATCGCCATCCGCCCCTATGGGTTCTGGCCCGTCCTGACGCTTGACCCGGGCGACGTGGCCGAGTTGGTCAGCGACCGCGAGCTGTACTTCACCGCGCGCCTGCCGCTCGTCGAGCACCCCGGACACCTCGCCGCCCTGCAGGGTGTCGGCCTCGGAACCACGACCACGGCTCATACATCGGCGCTGCTCCGGTCGCTTGAGCAGGCCATCGGCCGCGCGCCGCGGGGCACAACCTACCCGTCGCCAACCCGCACGCTACAGCGGAGGGCCTGATGGGGTGGCCGCTTGCCTTCCGCGAGAAGTTGGCCGCTGGCGTGATCTCACCGATCTTCGTCATCCAGAGCGAAGAGAGCCTCGACCTCTTCGCCTCGGCGCCCATCACCGCGGGCAGCCTGCAGACCGTGTACCCTTGGCTCGCCGTCGACGGCTTGACCTTCGGGCAGTACGGGGTCCAGCCCATTGAATGGGTGCCAGAGTCCGGCGCGTGGCGCTTCGTCATCATCGCAGGCGACCCAAGCGAGGGTCGGCGCCTGACCATCCTGCGCGCCTTGGGTCGCGGGACCGTGGTGCGGCTGCGCATGGGCTTTCCCGGCGATGGCTGGGCGGACTTTCAGACGGTCGCGCAGGGCCGGATCTCCAAGACCGAGATCACCCCGCAGGGAACGGTTGTCTTCGAGGTGTGGGACGTGGTCGCTGCTTTGACTGCGCGCTGGGCCGGCGGCGGTGACCTCAAGGCCGAGCCGCAGCTCTTCTCCAAGTACCGCGCGCCGACGACCCTCGCCGCCGGCTACACGGTGGGCGACACGACGTTGACCATCGGTGCGGCTGAGCCCCCAGCGACCCGGCAGACCGGCGCGACCGGCGTGGTCAAGGTCACCCCCGCCAGCGGCGCCGCGGCCTTCTATCTGCGCTACACAGGCAGCGCGTCGGGGCCCTACCGCCTGACCGGCGTCAGCGCGTCGGTCACCTACGGCACCACCGCCGTAAACGCCGCGCTGGGCAGCGTTGTCGAGTACGTCCCGCTCGTGTTCGGGACCATCCCCGACTTCGTCTGCAAGGTGCTGACCTCGACCGGCGCGGGCACCAACGGCGCCTATGACGTGCTCCCGGAGACGTGGGGCTACGGCCTCCGCGACGGCCTCCACGTCGACGTCAGCGACATCCAGAGCAGCACCAACAGCGCGCTCACATCCATGACCGGCGGGGGCGAGATCGAGGTCGTCGTAGACCCCGACCCCGACGACGGCTTGGCATGGCTCAACGGCGTGATCGCGCCCTACGGCGTGTTTCTCACGGTGCGGCAGGGTTTGATCACGCTGCGGTGCTGCCAAGACATCCGGCCGCAGAGCGCGGCGACCGCCCGGGTCCAGCGGTACGGCATCGACCCAGCGCAGGTCGCGCCCGATACCCTGAGCGTCGCGACCCCAGACTGGACGAACCTGACCTATGGCATCGTCGGGGTCAAGGATACGTCGGCCACGTCATCGGCGGGCAGCCCGGTCCGGTCCTACCCGTCTGCGGTCCTCAAGGTCTACGACGTCAGCGCGTCGCTGTGGGCCTACGGCTCCGATGTGCGCGCCGCGACGCTGGCGCGCCTCAAGACGTGGGCTTGGGTGCTCGGCGAGGCGATCTCGTGTGACGTCGTCGGCCTCGACGTGTGGGATCTGTGCCCCGGCGACGTCATCCGGTGGTCCTACCCCAACGCGGGCGGGCTCTACGCATCGACCGCGCTGGGCTGGTCTGCCCGGCTGGCAATGGTCGTGAGTGTGCAGCCTGACCCGCTGCGGGGTATAGTGGCGCTGACCCTGGCGACGCTCCCCGATGACGCCGCCGACCGCTTGGAGGTCTGACCGATGGCTGCCCTCGACCTGTCTGGATACCTCCGCGCGCCGGCGACCCGCTTGGTTGGGGCGGCCGTCGGCACCGATTGGCAGGAGATCATCCTGCCCCCGTGGTGCACGGTGCCCACCATTACCACGTCGCACAGCGTGTACTACGCGCTCGCGAACGGCGCGGCGGGCCGCACACAGCCGGTCGACGGCGAGGCGGCGAGCGGCACCGACGACAAGGTGTCGGTCTCCGTCACCGGGTCCGAGGGCAAGTTCGCCGTCGTCATGCGGGACGCCGAGGACCGACCCTACACCGTCGGCGTCATCCCCAACCGCTCGATCTTCGTCGCCGCGCAGTCCGGGACCGCGGCGATCTCGATTGAGTTGGGGGTCGGGCGATGAGTCGCCGCGGCTACATCGCGGTAGAGGCAGCCACCGGCGCGCTTGACGCGCTCACCGCCCCCACCCCACCCGCACAGGGCCCCCCGTCCGCGCAGGGCACCACGTCTGTCTCCGTGACGTGGACACACCCCACCGCCCCCGCGTCGGGCATCACCTACGCCCTGACCGCCACTGACCTCAGCGACGGCAGCGCGGTCACCCCGTCGTCTGGCTCGGGCCTCGGTCCCTACGTCCTGCCCACGTCGGACGGGCAGGAGATCGTCGTCACGCTGGCGGTCACCCGCACGTCTGACGGTCAGGTCGCCCGGTCCCTGCCCTACTACGTCGCCGTCGAGTCGAGCAGCAGCATCCCCGGCGCGTGGACGCAGATTGCCGATGTGAACTTCGTCGGTGCGACGACGCAGACCTTCACCACCACCGGCGACAAGACGGTCACGCTTGCCAACGCATCGACCGTCACCGTCAACGCGACGATGTCTGTTGGCACCATCACCACCGGCACCGCGGGCGCCGACGCGACTCGCGGCCTCATCGCCGACGTGCCCGGTGCCGTGGCATCGACAGCCTACCGCCTGCGCACCGCGGTCCCCGTCAGCCCGAGCGTTGGTGCGACCGACGACCTGCTCGTCTTGGTGCGCTGGCGCGTCAATATGGCCACCGGCACGGGCCAGCGCGCCCTGACCGGCGTCACGATCGCCAGCGGCAGCGAGGCCAGCACCGAGTTCTCTGGCGCTGTGTGGCAGAACACCGCGGGCAACCTCGTCAAGCTGCAGAGCCGAAAAGGGGCGTCCGTGGCCGATGTTGCCGCGTCCGTGCCCACCGGCTGGCGCGACGGCACCACGTTGGTCCAGACCGACGTGCGCGTCGTAGGCAAGGCCCGGACCGTGTTTGCGACCGGCGGCACGCGCAACCCGGACAGCGGCAGCGCAACCTACATGGCGGACATCGGTGGGGATGCAAGCGGGCCAAACGCGGGTTTGGAGCCGCCTCTGTTCAGCGGCTCGACCATATACGTCCAGCTCTACAGCTGGAACGGGGGGGCATCGGGCGGCGCCTGCTCCACCGCAATCGAGCGCATCCAGATTTTCGAGCGCGCCACCAGCCGCGTCCCATGAGGTAGCCCATGCAGATCAGCAACCTGCGCGCTGTCACGATCAGCGATGAGGTCGGCGAGCGCGAACGGCCCGCATTCGAGGGCCTGATCGACGAGCACTGTCCAGACCTCTACAGCGCCGACCCCGCCGTCGTCGCAGCCACCAAAGCCGCCATCGCCGACGTGATCGCTGCCGCCGTCGTCGCCAGCGGCATCGGCGCCCCGTGATCTTCGCCCGCCTGCGCGCCGCATGGGCCGCCCTGTGGGCAGACCCTGCCCCATCGCACCCCATCGCCCTGCGCGACTGTGGCCCCAGCGGCCCCGGTCGCCCGGTGCGGGATCACCTGCCTCCGTACCTCAGCACAGAGGCGCGGGTGCTCATCCAAGTCCGCCTCGCCCACGGCGAACGTCTGTACGGCGCCCCGCTCGCGGTCGGCTGGGGGCCCGCCCCCGTCGAACTGGCGCAGGAACTCGCCGACGCCGTGGCCTACGCCGTTGCTGCGGGGCTGCCCGAGGGCGCCACCCGCGACATCTGCGCGAGCCTCGACACAGCGCTGCGCCTGCAGGGGCCCCGATGACCCTGACGATCCGCGACGCCGACGGCGCCCCGGTCCACGTCCTGCGCCTGCGCCGCCGCGACCTGATCGACTACGCCACCCGCTACGAGCGCCACCGCGGCGCACCGGAGTGCTGATGCCCCGACCAGACAAACAGGACAGCGTCACCCCGACCGTGTGGTCGGTCGCGGGCGACCTGCTGCGTCTGACCGCGCGTGTGATCCGCCTCGCCGTCGGCGGCCTGTCCCGCCGCGAGCTGGCGATCATCGCCTCGACCGGCGCCGAGATCGTGGCAGACGTGATCGAGCTGGCCGGATCGGCCAAGGAGGACTGACGATGCCCGGACCCTATGCCTTCGGGGCGACCTCGCTTGCCCGCCTGATGACCTGCCACCCCCTGATCGTGACCCTGTTCCAGCGCGCGATCAAGCGGGCCGACATGCCCCACGATCTGACCGTGGTCTATGGCCATCGCACCCACGCGGAGCAAGCCGCGCTCTACGCAAAGGGCCGCACCACGCCCGGCCCCCGCGTCACCAACGCCGCGCCGGGCCAGAGCAAGCACAACACCTCGCCCAGCCAAGCTATCGACGTGGTGCCCTTCATCGCCGGCAAGCCCTCGCCCGCGGATTGGGGTCCGATCCGCGCCTGCGCTCCGGTGATCCGGGCGGAGTGGGCACTGATGGTCGCCGAGGGCCTGACCAACGGCGCGACCCTGCATTGGGGCGGCGATTGGAACGGCCCGCCCGACGGCGCACACTGGGAAGTGCGCGGTGTCTGAGGCTGCCCAAGGCGCCGCCCACCGTGCTACGCTGGCGGCGATGCCACACGCCCCCCGCCACAAGCCCGCCGGCGCCGTCCGCCTCACGACCCGCACCATCGGCGTCGCCGAGCCGGTCCGGCGCTGCGCCGAGCACCACCGCCACCTGCCCCGCGTCGCGGGCGGACTGGTCGGCATCGAGGTAGTGCGCCGCGACACCCGCTGGCCATGCGCGTGGGGCATCATCGGCCGCCCGTCAGCCCGCTACTTGCAGGGCGGCGGCTGGGTCGAGTTCACCCGCGGCATCGTCCCCGACGGCGCGCCACCGGGCTGCGCGTCCGCGCTCCTCGGCGCCGCCGCGCGCTGGGCCCGCGAGGCAGGCCTGCCGATCGTGACCTACACGCTCGGTGTGGAGCCTGGGACGTCCCTCCGCGCGGCCGGATGGGTCGAGGTGGTGAGCCCACACGACCGGCAGACCCCCGCGCAGTGGTCCTGCCCATCGCGCCCGCGCGCACTGCGCGTCGGCGCCGTCGCCGCCCCCAAGCGCCGCTGGGTCTCGCCGCACTCCCTCCCCGCCGCCCTCGCCCGCGGCTGGACGGTCGCCGGCCGCGCCGTCGAGGTGGCCGCATGAGCCTCCCCCGCCACCTCCGCGGCCCCGCCATCGCCCTCGTCTGCGCCGCCGCGGCCTGCCTCGCGTGCGCCGCCGCGGCATGGGCGCAGGACCCCGCCGCCCTCGCGCCGGCCACCTCAGGCGCCGACCCTTTCGCTGCCGCCGCGGCAGCGTGGGGCCCGAGCGGCGTGTCTCTGCTCGCGGTCGGCAAAATCTGGCATGAGTGGCGCAAGGATGTCGCCGCGCAAGCCAAACGCATCGACGACCTGCAGACCCTGTGCGCCGCCCTGGACAAGCAAGTGGCGCTCACACAGCAGTCTGTCAGCATCGCGACCGAGGCCCTCCGCCGCGCCGTCGACACCTGACCCACCGGAGCCCCGATGCCCATCGCCGACACCTTCACCTACATCGCCCCCAACGACGACACCGCGGCGCGTCACCAGCGCATCCTCTCCGCACAGACGGAGTGCGCAGCCTCCATCGTCGAGGACATCGACGCTGACGACGTGCCGCCTCGGGCGCGCTTTGAGCGCATCTCCGCGGCGTGCAAGCGCTTCCATGACGAGCTTGTCGCCGTCTGCCCGCCGAGCGCAGACCTGAGCGCGGCGATCCGCTGCGTCCGCCTCGCCCGCATGGCCGCCAACGAGGCGGTCGCGGTCCCGCACGCGCGCTCGCGTTGCGCGCATATCGCCGAAGAGCAGCTCACCCTCGCCCGCTGGCAAGCCTGCGCCGCCGTCGCGCTCGCCCTCCCCGCCGAGCTGCCCCCGCTCACCTGACCCACCGCCGCCCCGGGCGCCGGGGCCGGAGCCGCCGTGCACCTCGCCGCCTCGCCCGCCGCTGCCCCCGTGGCCGCCCCCTACGTCGCCCCCGCCCTCGCGGTGGTGGCGCCCGAGCCCGCGCCGCGCATGAGCACCGCCCGCCGCGACCTGCTCTGCGTCGCCCTCGCCGCGCTGGTCGGGGCTGTCGAGCCCGAGCCCCGGGCCGAGCCTGAGGGGCAGACCCTCCGCCCGGTCGATGGGCCGCGGGGGCAGGCGTGATCGAGACCATCGGCTGCATGATCGGCGGGCTCGTGATGCTCGCCGCCATCATCGTGATAACCCGGTTTGACGCGCTTCTTTCGATTGCTGCCGACGAGATGCGGCGGGGCGACCGATGACCCCCGACACCTGCCCCCTCCCCGCCAACACCCACGGCCGCTATCCGCAGCCCACGCCGCTGCCCGCGGCCCTGCCGTGGCGCGGCCCCGCCGCCCTCGCCCTGCGCCTCGCCGCCATCGCCGAGGCCACCCCGCCCGCGCCCGTGGCGCCGAGGCTGACCCTGCACACCCGCCCGCGGCATGGCCGCTAAGGAGTCCCTGATGCACACCATCCCGAACAACGCCCCCACCAACGTCGCCGCCCTCGACGACCGCGACCCCGCCGCAGGCAACGCCTGCCACACCTACGGCATCCAGTACGGCGGCCCCGGCGAGGTCTGCCGCATCCAGTTCCAGCACGGCGCGCGGGGCCTGCCCACGTCGACCGCCGGCGTCTTCGACGACGACCTGCTCGCCATCGTTGAGGACCGCATGGCCGCCTTCCAGGCTGGCCCCTTCGCGTGTCCTGAGAACGCCGACGCGCTCAGCGCCATCCAGGCCGCCCGCGCCGCCCTCGGTGTCCGCGTGGCCCGGCGTGTGGCGCAAGGGGTCCTCGGCGCGAACAAGGCGCACACCTCTGGGGCCGTCTGATGGGCCGCCCCGACGTCGACATTGAGCCCCCCCGCGTCGTCTCCCTCGTGCTCGGCGCCGCCCTCTACGGCCTCGCGTGGGGGCAGGACCCGGGCAGTGGCGACGGCTGGCACAGCGCCACCGACCGCGACGTGCCGGGCGAGCGCCTGACCGCGGCGCAGCTCGGCGCCATCTTTGCCGCCGCGGCGCTGGGCGAGGCTCAGCTCGACACGGCGCTCAGCACCGGGCCCGCCAGCCGAGCGTGGAGCAAGGCCAAGCAGCGCGCCGAGAACGCCTCCCAGGGCGGGGCCGCCGCGCTGCTGACCGCGTGCCGGGCGCGGTACACGGGGTGGCAGGGCGCGCCGCTCACGTCGCCGTGGGTCGCGGCGTGATACACTGAGGGCACGCCTCGCGCATGGGCGACTCTGGCCCCGGTCTGCTTCCAACAGGCCGGGGCTTTGCGCTGTCAGAGCATGTCCTCAAACAACGGGTGCGCCCGCGTGATGGCCGCGTTTGCGTCTCGCAGCGCGCGCCCCACCACGTAGGGGTAAACCGCCGCCCGCGGCCCGCCGTATGCCGCGAGCGCGCGGTCTTTCGCGTGACCGACCCGCTCGGCAGCGAACAGGATGTCGGCCGCGTATGGCGCGCCAGCGAAGCTGCTTTTGTCGGCAGCACGGGCGCCGTTCAGCACCACGGCGCGGTCAAGCCTCAGCGTCAAGCGCCGGATTTCGGCCGCGATTGAACCGGCCTTGGCCTTTGCTTTGTCCTTCATGTCGTCTCCCTCGGCGCCCCACGCGCCCTCTCGTACATCCTCCCCGCAGCCCAGACCACCCGGACCGCGGCCCACCACACGCACCCACCCCGTAGCCCACCCACCGTCAGCAGCAGCCCCACGGCCTCATGCTGCGCCACCGCCACCCGGTCGCTCAGCGGCCCATCCGGCCCCGCCAGCGGCGCGCGGAGCAGCCGCACGGCATCCCGCAGCGCGAGGATGAGGGCCTGCCGCCGATGCTCCCCCACGCTGCCCCCTGGCGCACGTCCCCCGGGTGCGGTGGGGGCTCGGGCCTGCGCTACGGTATCACCCGGAGGGGGCGCGGGGGTTTCAGCGGGTGACAGCGACCCAGCCTGCTGCCTCCCGCCGAATGTCCTCAGCGACCGCGCGCAGCTCGCCAGCCTTGAGCCGCACTGCGTCAACCTCCCCGCCAGCCTCTGCCGCTACGGCAACCTGCGCCTCACGGGCGACGGCCCGCGCCTCAATGGCGGCCAAGGCTCGCGCGAACCCGGCGATCTCGCCCTCAGTGCGAGCCTGCGCCACAGCCATCGTCTCGCGGGCGCGAGCGGCGGCTTCGAGCGGGCGGTCGTTCCATGCGTCTTTGGCCTGCTCTTCCGCGTCGTCATCGTCGTCATCCGCGAACGCTGGCCCCTCCGCTCCACAGGAGCCGCACGCCACAAAGTGCACGTCGTCACGCTGCTCAGCGTGCCCAAACGACCCACAGAACGGACAATTCTTCACGCGCCCCATCCCATCACCTCCCCGCGCCCCACGGCGCCCCTACCCCTGCCCCATCCGCACCACGCGGGCAGGGCCTACCACCACCACGGCCACCGGCGCGACCGGTCAGCCACGGCGCTCACCGGGCGGTCATCCCACGCCGTCGGCCGCTCGCGCGCCCGCACCGGCACCACATCCTCGCCCGCGCGCACGTCGGCGTCGGCAGCCGCGGCGGCCCGGCGCTCGGCGGTGGTGCGGGGGCGGCGCATGAGCAGGCGGCGGGTCACCGCCGCCCCCTCTGCCGCCGCCGCGCCTCGCGCTCCCTGCGCTGCCGCTCCCGCCTGCGCTGACCCTCCTGCGGCGATGGCGTGCGCCCGAGGGCGGCCCAGTGCAGGTCCGCCCAGTAGCGCGCAGCCCACCGACGGCGCCGCGCAGACCCGCCACGACGGCGCCGACGCGAGCGCGCTGGGGTGTGGTCGTAGAGCGGCAGGTCGAGGGGGTAGGCATCGCCGGACAGCGTGGCCGCGAGGATGGAGAGCACCCCGAGGCGGGATGGAATGGCGCGGGCACTCATGCCACACCCCCAGCCCGCCGCATCTCCACGTCCGCCACCGCCAGCGCCCCGGCCGCAGTCGACCGCGCCACGGGGTCGACCCACACCGTGCGCCCTGCGGCGTCGATGTGGCACCCGTGCCAGCCGCGCAGCCCGATGAGCGCGGAGGTGCGGCCGGCCGCGGGGTGGTCGGGCTGCCGTGGGGGCATGGACAGCGCCATAGCGACGACGGTGGGGATGGCGGCGATGATGACGCCGAGGGCGATGATGACAGCGAGGGCGGCGGCGCTCATGCAGCACCCCCGAGCGCGCGCCGGATGGCCGCGACCACCTCGGCGTCGGGGCGGTCGTACAGGCGGTCATAGAGCGCGTCGAGCGCGTCCACCTCAGCCTCGGTCAGCCCGGCCGCCTGCATTTGGTCGATCCAACAGCAGTCGTCGAGTCCGTGGGCTGCGACGGCGAGCATCCGCGCGTCGGCCCGCGCCTGCGCCAGCTCGCGCTCAGCAGCCTCGGCGCGGGCGGCGGCTGCGCCTGCGTTGTCCCACGCCTCGGCCGCTTGGTACTTGAACGGCTTCGACGGCCCGGCCGCGCAGCACTCCTGACACTCCACCTGAAACCACTCCTCCTCGCTGTAGCGGCCGTCGAGCCAGCCGCTTGCCATGTGTGTGTTTGATACCCCGCAGAACGGGCACGGCTTCAAGTCATCGCCCATCGCTCACCCCCCACCGCGCCACCGCACGGCTCACACCATTCGTCGCGCGCAGGCACCCCGCCAGCGCGCAGATCGTCACCAGGGCCGCCAGCGCCAGCCCCATCACGCTGAGCAGCCCCCGCAGCCGGGCCTCGGCGTCGAGGCGGGCGGCGCGCTCGGCCTCGTAGCGGGCCTGCCAGTTGGGGGCGGTCATCGGGACACGTCGTTGGTGACAACCACCAACCACTGCTCATGCCGTTCGTTGGTCCGATACGGCCCCTTGGCATCCTGTGCCCATTCGAAGGTGGTGCGCTGGCGAAGCAGCGGCGCGTCCGCCCCAGGCAGTGCCCACTCGGTCATTATGTCGCCCGGAAGACTCCAACTCGACCACCGCACCAAGTCGTTGTGCGCCGCGTGGATCGCTTGCGCGACATCTCGCGTAGTCGCGATCAGCTTGGCGGGGACCACCTTGCACTCGTCAGCCATCGCCCCTCCACCGCCCCATCCCCAGGGGCACCCCGCATCGGCCTCGCGGCACTACAGCGGGCGGGCCTGCGCGGCGTGCGCAGGTGCCGGGGCCTCGCGGCGGCCCCGTGGCCGGTCAGGCACCGCCAGCCGGGCGCCGCACTCGGCCTTGTCGGGTCAAACTGCTGGACGCATGAACAGCTGCTTCCACCGCTCGACCGCTGCCGCACGCGCGGCGACGTTTTCCTCCTCCCAGGCGGCCAAGATGGCAGCCAGATCCCCGGAGACGATCGCGGCACTGCGAGCCGCGGCGAGGCTTTGCAGTTGGTTGTCCTGGCAGTATGCCGGGTCAAGTCGGCGCACTGCCTGCTCAAAGGAGAACTGCTCCAGGCAGCCATGCTCCTTGCGAGGGAACACGACCTTGGCTTCCACGATTTGGATGTCGCGGCGCGACAAGCCAGGCGTGGCGGCCGTGGCCTCCGCCGCCGCCAAAGCTATGGCGACATAGTGCTGCCACCGCTCGGTTTTACCCGTCGGCGTGCCGAGCTTGGCACGCATGGCGCGGACCGCCTCGGCGGCGGCCGTCACTGCCGGCTCGGCGTGCGCCGCCTCTGCGGCCTCTTCGTCCCGGCGCTGTGCCTCATATTCGAGGCCCCGCAGATAGCGGTCACGCCGGTCACGGGCGCGCTCCTCTTCTTGGCGCGCCTTTGCCTCTTCCGCGTCGACGAGGCGCGTGTAATAATCCCAGCGCCTGCCGTGGAAGTGGCGGAGCTCCTCCATGTTGCGCCGGTGCTGCCGGTAGTGGGCAGCAAACTCGCCACCCGCGTGGGCTGCTTCATCCTTTTCCGCTTCCTCTACGATGGCGCAGTACTCGCGCCATCGCCGCTCGTAGTACTCCAACTCTGCGTGGACACCGGTGTGCATGGTCGGCTCCTATCGGTGGGGCGCCGGCGGCCTCAGCGCCGCCGGACACCCTCAGCCTATGCCGCTCTGCTTAGCCTGTCAATCACCGCGCGAAAGATTATCTAACTTTCATGCGATGACTGACAGGCGCGCTATTGTCGCCGATCAGGTCAGCGCACGATGATCCCGCGGCGAAGCAGTATGAGCCGTGCGTCGCGCACCTTGATCGCCTCATACGTGGCGCCGGCCACCTTCAGCCCTTCGATGATCGCCTCGATCCTACCCGCGCTCGTCCTGTCACCCATGTGGTTGACGTCGATCAGTGCGAGCGATGCCTCACGGATCGCCTCCTGAAACGCACCCTTTACGCGCGGGAGCGACGGCAGCGCAGGCAAGAGGCCGCCGTCTGCCCAGCCCGGACGCTCCCAAGTGCCTTGGCTGCACCCCGGGATCTCCCAGTCGTACACGCTGTCATGTCTCGCCACACGGCACTTGGCGGCGTACATGTAGAGCCGCTCCTTGTCCAACAGATCACACACACCCTTTGCACAATCGGCATGGCGCATACCGATTGTGCCGATGGCATCGATGTATTCGCGCCGCGCGCATTTGTATGCGATCTGGAGATTCTCATAGGCCCGAGCCTCTCGGAACACACAGGACGCCCAGACCCAAGGAAACCGGACGTTGTCGCCCATGCCATCCGAAGGCATCACTCACCCCCCTTCGCAGCCAGCGCCGCCGCAAGTTGAGTGAGCACCTCCCGCCGCTGTCGCAGAGGTAGCCCCGCCAGCGCCGCGTCAATGCCATCTGGATCGATGAGCTGCGCCAGCGCCCGCCATGCCGACGCGGACAGGCGCGGGGCGTCGCGGACGTGCTCGACCCAGGCCGCCCACGTCAGCGGGAAGGCATCGGCCACGATGGCGGCGACCTTCTCGGCGATCAGGCGGGTTTCGCGCTGGGCGTCGGGGGTGGTGCGCAGGCCCGCCATGTGCAGCATGTTGTGCAGGTCGAATCGCCATACCCATCGGGTCATCGTCGCGACCGGAAGAACGGCGCGGGCTTGCTCGCGGCTCACACCGGCGGATCGCAGCGCCCGGTAGGCCCGCACCGACCCCGCCAGCGCGCTGTTCAGTGCCACCAATGCGGCGGCCTGCCCTTCGATGGGCGCGCCGCGGCCTTGCTTGCTCGCCTTGGGGTTCGGGTCGGCGCACAGGGGGCCGAGCCCCGCGGCGGGCATGACTTCCGCGTCGCTGTCGGGCTCGGTGTAGCGCAGGCTGCGCTCGTTGGACGATGCCGTCCGATGCTTGACAAGCTGCGCCCGGACGAACAGCGGAGCCTCGACCTCGACGATCAGGCAGGTCATCTCGAACGGGCTTGTGTGTCGATGGCCCATCAGGAAGTTGATCAGCGCTTCGTCGTCGCTGACCTTTCGGCCTCCGCGGTCGGCGTCGTAGCTGACCCGGGCGGCTTGCACGATGGTCGCGTCGGTGCCGCAGTAGTCGCGCAGCGTGACCGACCCCAAGCCGGGCACTTCGTGGCGCACGCCGAGGTGAAGCTCGGCGCCGGGGTTGACGGGGCGAAGGGTCGGGGTCATGCCGCACCCCCGGGCAACCCATCAGCGGGGCTTACAGGTTCGACCGGGGCGAGGGCGCGCACGATCTCCTCAGCGAGGTCGAAATTGCGCAGGTACCCGGCACGCTTGCCCAGCGCCACGCACGCCTCGTCAATCGCGCGCCGGTAGCCGGCAGCCTCAGCCTGTGCCGCGCGGGCCTCTGCTGCCTCAGCGCGTGCTCGCAGGCTCTCCATCGTCCCCACCACCGGCCGCCCAGCAACAACCGCAGCCCGCGCCGCCTCAACCGCGGCCAACGCCTGCCCCTCCGTCGGGTAGCGCCGCGGCGAGTCGACCCGCTCACCGCCTTCGGGGCGGATCATCCACCACCACTGCCCCAGCGGCAGTTCGTGGTAAACAGCCCAATGCACGCCGTCATCGCAGCGCCCGTAGCTCTCCGTTGCCATCCCTCACCTCCAAGCCGCACCCATCCGGCGCGGCCACACGTTGTCTACCGCTGCTCAGGCCGACCCACGCCGGCCACGAACGCCAAGAGCCTGAAGACGTCGGCGCTGACGTCCTTGAACCCCTGCTCCTGCAGGGACGCCTCGATCTGATCGACGTGGCCGCCCTGCTCGGGCTGGGAGTAGTCCCCCAGCATCACGATCCGACAGCCCGCCCAGGACCCCGCGAGGCCGCTGGGGCTCAGGTCGCGCGGCGCGGGGTTCGCGGTCAACAAGAGCAGCGCGGCGCCGGAGCCGTAGGCAAAGCGGGCCTTGGCCTCGACGTCCATCGCCTCGGTGTCCGGGCCGTCGAAATACTCGCGCCGGTCGAGGTTCACGGCAACCCATGACTGGCCCATCAGGACACCTTCCGCGCACACGCGCTGAGCGTTTCCGCCGCGATCACGGTCGGTCGGTGCAGGCCCCCGCCGCCGACGAGCAGACCCGGCACCGTGTGGTGCCCAGCCAAGTGCATGTCGCACCGGCTGATGACGTGCCCGGTGGACGGCCCGCCCCACCACGCGGGCCAGAGGTACGACGCCGCAGCGGCGCGGGCTACGTCGTCGCGGTTGAGGACCTCGAACCGGTCGCCGCTCCGCCAGCCGTGGAAGGCGGCGCGCTCGGTGTCGGCCGGGTCGACGGCTGGGGTAGCGGTCGCCTCGGCGCGGATCTGCGCCTCCCACGCCGCCTCTTCGGCTGCCACACGGGCGGACTCACCGCCGGTCGGCTCGGCGAAGTCGGCGGCGTCCACGTCGGGCGCGCCGGGCTCGGGGAAGGACTCGGCGGGGCAGGCTTTGAAGGCGCCCTGTATCACGTCGTTAAGTTGGTCACGAAGAAGCACAGCGAGACGGAAGCCCTCGGGGGTGCCAGGGAACACCAGCGCCCCGTCCGGGCCGCTGTCATCCCAGGCGATGACCGGCACGCGGTCACCCAAGATCCCACGCGGACCGCACACATCCTCCGCTGTAAGCGGCGACTGCTGTGCCACATCAAGCACAAGCGACCATTTCGCATCCAGCCAAGACCGAACCAAAACACGCGGCATCCCATCCTCCCATCGGCCGCACTCAGTCACCCACCACCTCGGCAGGCGTGCACCCCGCGCCGCGTGCAGGCGGCGACCGTGCGGGGCTGGCCCCGGAGGGCCGGGTTGGTCAGGCGCTCGCCTTGGCGCCAGCGGTCGCGTACTTGACCGCGCCCGCTTCGCTCTTGAAGTGCTTCTCGGCGCCGGAGATCGTGCGCGTCTGGCCGCTGTAGTCCGAGCCGACGTGGTAGCCGTAGACCGCCGAGAAGCCGCGACCGGTCTCGCGGACAACCGCCCAGCCGCGACCGCAGGTGGTGGTGAGGTCGATGATGCGGCGGCCGGCGTTGTCGGTGGTCTCGGTGCGGTTCACGGTCGGCTCCTTGGTGTTTCGCGGCGGGCTTCCCTGCCCGCCCCTCCACACTATCGGACCGCCTGTGTCCTGTCTATAGACCGGCTAAAGATTATTCTAACTTTCCATCTATGCCGATGGTTACGCCGTCTTCGCCGCCATCCACAGCGCCACGCCCAGGGCCTCGCCCAGATCGACCGGCAGATCGGCGCCCGATGACCCCAGCGGCAGACCGAAGCGCTCGAGCAGCCCCATCGGCCACCCGCCGGCGAGCTGCGCGCCGAGGGCGGACGGGCAGGGCTTGACGTCACCGGTCACGCTGCGCTTGCGCCGCTGTGACGGGTGCGGCGCGGCGACGGCGCGCCACTCCGCCGGGGCCGGGCGCCCGAGCGGGCCTGTGCTGACGTCGGTCAGAGGGCCGGAGACCAGCCCCGCGAGCCATGCCACGCCGAGGCCCGCGGAGGCGAAGCGGCCGGAGAACTGCCGCTCGCAGGCGGCATGGATCGGCAACGCAGGCGCGTCGGCCTCGCCAGCTGCGATGATCGCGAGCGTCACGCCGATGCTGTGCAGGCGGATCGGCGCGGTGGTCGGCCGGGGCCACCACGTCGGCTCGTACACCGTCCCGCTCTTGCGCGTCCGTTCCTGCCAGTACACCGCGGCGATCAGCGCCGGCGGGCCCGACATGCCGCAGCGCAGGATCACCGCCGCGCCGGTCGCGCCGGGGTCGACGCCGATCACGATCCGGGGGGTGGAGCCCAGCGCGAGCGGCAGCGGGGCTTGGGGTTCGGTTTTGGCGCGCGGCTTGGCGGCGCGCTTGGGGCGGGGCGGCTTCGCGTCGCTCACCCCTCACCCCGCGTCGCTGCCCAGAGGTCCAACGCCCCGCGCACCTGCGGGGCCACGGGGTGCGCGCAGACCGCGGGCGATCCGCAGACGGGGCCGGCGACGGTGACCTGCTGACCGCCGCGGCCGGCGATGATGGGGCGCGCCGGGGCGGGGATGAGCCTGGACGGGTCGGCAGGATCGCGGGGCCAGATCGCGGCGATCGTGGCGGAGAGGTCGGCCTGTCCCAGCGCGGCATGGGCGGCGGTCAGGATCGCGATGCGGCGCGGGTCGAGCTTCGCCAGCTTCGGGGTGGCGCCGTGGCGCGCGTCGCTGGGGGTGACGTCAGGGGCGTGGACGAAGTCGAGCGACGCGGGCTCAATCGGTGGGCCGCCAGAGCGTCGGATGGCCTTGGCGCGCTCGTTGTTGAAGTAGTCGACGATCTTGCCGGCGCGACCTCTGCGCTCAGCGAGGGTGGACAGCTCAGCGTAGTCCGCAGCGGTGATGTCCGCGAAGCCGGGCAAGTCGCCCGCCCTCACGCCCATCTTGGCAAGGCCGGACCTGACGGTGGGCTCCGTCAGCCCGCTGGCCGCGCACATCGCCCGCAGCGGCACGCGCCGGGCCAAGTCAGCGGCGCCGATCAGGTCGAGCGCCGATTCGCGCCGGACCGGGCGGCCCTTGCGCGGGTCGATCCGGGGCGTGGCGGGCTCAGCGGCGAGGGCGGCGGCCTCGTCTGCGGTGGGGTCGGCGCGGCGGGCGGGTGCGTCAGCGGTCATCGGGTGGCGCCTCCGTCGCGCCGGGGTGGACCGGCGGAGAGGGTGCCGGGATGTGAAGCGTAGCCTATGGCGATCTTGCGGTCAAGGCTTGACCGGCGGAGGGGACGTCAGGGCCGCGGTGAGGACACGCAGCGCGGAGATGGCCCGAGCGCTGAGGCCCTCGCAATAGCCGTCAGAGACGGCGAAGCCGTTCGCGCGCAGGGCGGGAGTGATCGGCCCGCCGCGGCGCGCGGCGATGACGTCGGCGAGCAGGTGGTCGTCGGCGAGCAGCAGGCGTGCAGCGTCGAGGTGTTCCGCCACGCCCTGCAGCACGATGAGGCGGCGTAGCACTTCGCGGTCCGCCACTGCGTCGAGGATGGTGTTGAGCCGCGCCATCTCAGCTGGAGCGTGCGCCTCGACGGCGTCGATGTAGCGATGCACACGCTGGCCCTCCGCGTGCGCGGTGGCGATGTCCACCAGAGCCGGGCCGGCAGCCTCAGCAGCGGTCGATGTGCCGGCGAGGATGGCGGCCTCGGCGGCAGAGGTGAGGGCGGCGCGCTGGGCGGCGGCGTAGCGGTCGGCGAGGGTGGACATGGTCGCTCCTGTCAGTTGCCGAGGTGCATCGAGCCGTCGGCGTCAAAGCGCACGCCGAAGCAGAGGTAGCCGCCCCTGATGTCGGTGGATGGCAGTTCACCCCGAGCGATGTGGTAGGCGTGCTGCTCGCCGCTCACAGCCTCGAAGCAGCCGGCCGCAGGGATGACCCACCACGCCCACGCGGGGATGAGGTGGAGGCCGGGCCAGCGTGGGGACTCACGGAAGCCAAGCTCGTCCGCTTCGGTTCTGGTCAGCTTGATGAAGTCGACCATGTCGATGCGCACGATCTCGAGCAAGCTGTTGCGCGCCCGGTCGACCTCCCGCATCGTGGTGGCTCCTCCCCATGTTCTCGCGTGTATGGCTGCGCTAGCGCCGATGGATGCGCAGATGGTGCGGGCAGCGAGGAGGTCGGTGTAGGCTTTGGTGGGCATGGTCGCTCCTGTCAGGGGGCAGCGCGCCGGAGCCGGGCGGCGCGCGGGGTCGGCGTCCTCGGCGCCGGGGTGGTCAGGTCGTGCCGGCGCGGGTTGCGCGCCAGACCATCGGCAGCAGAAGCACGGTGAGGCAGACGCGCCCGACAAGCACGCTGAGGTGAGAGAGGTCGCTGTGCAGGCTGGAGAGGTGCATCCCGATGGTGAGGATGTGGTCCATGATGGCTCCTGTGGTGAGCGCGGCGGGCTCCTCGCCGCGGTAGTGGTTAGCCAGGGCCGGCCAGGGTGGCTTAGTACCAGCCGCCGTTGCACTCGCACGTCATGGCGTTGTCCATGAGGCCGCCGTTGCAGGCTTGGGTCTTCGGCGGGGTGTAGAGGCCGAGCGAGATGGCGAGGGCGAGAAGGGCGCAGGTCATGGGGGCTCCAAGGCGCGCCGAGGTCCCGGTCGGCGCGGGGAGTGTGGGCCGCCGGGGCGGCAGGGGAGGCTACATCGCGCGCAAGCGGGCGACAGCCATCGCGGTCAGGCGGTCGAGGGCCTTGGGGTCGAGCGCAGCGGCCGGGGTGAGGGCCTTGCCCTTGGCCGCGGCGCCGGCCTGCGCCTCGCGGATCGCGCCGGCCGCGGCGGCGTGGAGGTCATCGCCGTCGCCTGCGCGGTCGGGGCGCGCGGCGCGGACGGCGGCCATCACCACCTCGCCCACGTCATCCCACGTCGGCGCAGCGGGCGCGACCTGCGCTTCGGTGCCCCCGCCCTGCGGCGCGCTGGGGGCGTCCTGGGCGGGCGGTGCGTCGTCGGCGGGCGTCGGGGCGGGCGCGTCGGCGGGCGCAGCCTCGGGGGGCTGGGGCGCGGCAGGCGGGGCGTCGGTGGCCGGGGTGGCCGGGGTGCCGACGGTCGGCTCGGCGGGCGCGGGGAGGGCGCGGGTCGGAGGGGCGGCGAGCTGCGGGGCAGGGGTGGGCAGCGCGCCGGCTTTGGCGGCCTGCCACTCGCGGAGGCCGGGGATCGGGATGGGGGCCTGGGGGATCTGGCGGCGGTCGACGAGGATGGACACGGCCTTCGTGCACGCCATCCCGACGGCGTCGGTAGCCCAGCCGCCCGACGAGCCCTTGCCACTGGACTTGTCGCGCCGGACGCCGATCTCACCGGCGGACACCCACAGGCGGCGGCGCTCGCCGTGGTGCGTGATGCAGTCGACCTCGACGCCCCGCACGGTGTCCCAAGACGTCGGTCGCGCGTCGGGCTTGCGCACGATCCGCTCGATCTCGCCATCGTCGTTCAGGCTGACCTCGTCGGCCTTGCCCACGGCGGCGGTCGAGACCTGCCAGCCCGCAGCGGCAGCCATCGCGATCCGGCCCAATGGCGAGGGGCGCCCGGACGGCCCGCCCTGCCAGAACAGGTAGGCCGTCGCGGTCTTGTCAGCGGCGGTCCCCGGGATGAGTCCAGCGCGGGCGAGGCTCGCGAGGGCGGCCAAGAGGCTGTCACGGGGCGCGCTGCACAACTGCGGCACGGCCACTGCGCACTGCGCAGCGCCAGCCTTGAGCGCGGCGGCGTAGGCCCGCAGTGGCGTTGGGGCGTCGTCGGTGTTGCGGTAGCCGTGCACGCGGATCGCGACGATCTCGGCGGCGGCGCCGACTTGTTCGGGGGTGAGGGTCGGCCGGTCGGTCATTGGTGGTCCTTCGGGGTGTGTGGATGGAGGCCGGCTTGCGCCGGGCGGTGCGCCGCGGAGGCCCGCGCGGCGTTGGGGGAGGGCGGCCCGGGCGGCCGGGTCGGGTCAGGAGCCGGATTCGTCGAGTGCGTCGATCCGATCACAGATGGCGTTGAGTTGGTCGCACAGCGCGGCGGCGTCGCGCCGACCGGCGTCGTCGGGCCAGAAGACAACACCATCGCCCTTGCCGGCGTCGTAGATCTCGACAACCGGGGTCTCGCCGCCAAGGATGACGAAGGCCAGGACCTCAGCGATCGGCGCCCCGTCGGCGCTGCCAGTGATCGCGATCTGGCCCTTGTGGTTGATGACGCTGAAGCGGGCGGAAGAAGCGGCGTTCATGGTCGGCTCCGGGGTGGCGGGGTTGGTTTCGTTCCCCGCCGGCCCCTTCACTCTATCGACCTGCGCTGTAGCCGTCAAGCGCGCCGCTAAAGATATTCGCGCAGTACGCTACAAGTCGCCGAGAATGTCCGCCAGCAGCGCGCTATCGTCGGCGCTCAGCGTCGGCGCTGCGTTCGGGGCGTCGCGGTCGGGGCCGTCGGCGCGGTCGATCCACCGGGCGGCGAGCTGCCCCACGGTCACGCTGGAGACCTGCAGGGGGGTCGGCGGGGTGATGTCGTCGGCTGGTGGCAGGATGGCATCGTCGGGATCGACGTTTTCGAGCCATCCGGGGTAGATGCGCAGGCTGCGCTTGCCACCGGGGGAGCCTGTGAGCAGCGCCTTGGCAGGCTTGCCCTCGCGGTCGGCCTTGCGGCGCGCGCTGGGGTCAGCGGTCTGGTCGGGGATGATGAGCGTGCTCACCCCATGCTGCCCCATGAACGTGAGGATCATGGGCTTGTAGAGGGCAAGCCGGGCCTCTTCGCTGGCGATGGCGCGCTCGGCATCGGCGCACTCAGCGATGACCTGCGCCAGCCCCGGCGCGACATGCTGTCCCTCGCGGCTCCACAGCCGGACGGCGACGGTCGCGTCATCGGGAACGCCGACCGGCACTGGTTCGCCGTCGATGATGTGTCGCTGGCGCCACGCCCCGACCGCTTCGATCAGGGCGGCGAAGGCAGCGTCAGCGCCGGCATCCCACACGAGGCGGACGCGCTGATGGGCGTGGGGCGAAGGCCAACACCACAGATCGATCCACGTCGCGGGCTCGCCGCAGGCGCGCACCACGCCCAACTCAACGAGGCACTGCAGGGCGTAGTCCCGCGGCACGGCGGGCCCCCGCGGATCGGCGAGGGTCGCGGCGAGGCCGTAGCCCTCGGGGCGGTCGGGGGCGTACTCGGCGAGGGCTGAGACCATGCGGGGGATTTTGCATTGGACGAGGCCGAGCACGTCCGCCTCGTCGAGCACGTCGCCGTTGAGCGCCAGCGCATCGGGGCTGACGGCGAGCCAGGGCACGTCGGGGTGGGTCCAGCGCGTGATGCCGGTGTGCAGGTCGAGGGTTGTCGGGTGATGCTCGACGTACTCGGCGAGGGCTGCAGCCTCCAGCCGGTTCCCCACGGCGCGCGGGTCGCTCGGCGTGGTCGGCTCGGGGTCGCGGGCGATGAGGCCGCGCTTTTGGGCGGCGAAGCGGGCCGGGCTGACGAAGCCCAGGCCGAAGATCGCGGGGATGTCGCTGGCGCCGATCATCGGGTGGCCGTCGGGCGCGGGGGTGGAGCGGGCGGCGAGCCACGCGGTGCGGTTGGGGAAGGTGGCGACGGGCATGTCAGGCTCCGAGGGCGTTTCGGTCGTGGATGTACGCGAAAGCGTCGTGAATGACGCTGAGCAGGTCGTTGGGGTTCGCGTGACTCAGCGGCCACTCGTCATAGTCGTCACCCATCGGCATCTTGAGTCGGCTTTCAGCCTGCCAGCCATCGATCTCGAGGGTGATGACAACCTCGCGCCTCTCGCCGAACGGCAGGCGCACGCTCTGCACCCACGCCGAGGTCGCCCCAGCGTGCGAGGTATCAACCCTGGCACCGAGCCAGAGGCGGCACACGGCATCGGCGAGGCCGATCACGCTGTCGCGGTGGGCGGGGTTGTGGTGGCTGTAGTTGGGTGCGGTGGCGACGGGCATGTCAGGCTCCAAACGCTCGGCTGCGGCAGCCGATGTGTGTGATCGCGTCGCGGATGACGCTGATGAGGTCGAGAGGATCGTTGTGGCCGATGTAGACCCGGCCGTTGGGGTGCCAGTACTCGTGTGCGCCCCAGGTGTTGCACACGATGCCGATAGACACCCCGCGGGTCTCCGAGGTCGGCAGGACGATCTGGCAGATCCACGCTGGGGAGTCGTCGTCCATCGCTTTGACGATGGCTCCCGGGTAGAGCAGTCGGACGGCATCGGCGAGGGCGATGACGTCTTCGCGGGATGACGGGTTGTGGAGGCTGTAGTTTGGCGCGGCGGGATCGGGCATGGTCGGCTCCGCGAAGGCGCGCCGCGGAGGCCCCGCGCGGCGCTGTGGTGGTGGGCCCGGGGCGGCCCGGCGGGCTTAGAACCGAAGGCGGTTGTACGCCTTCTCAGCGGCGCCGAAGGCAGCGCGGGCGGCGTCCAGGGTGGCGGCGGTGGTCTTCACCTGCGCGGCGATCTCGGCGAGGTAGTAAGGGAGGACGACCTCGGCGGTCATGTCGTAAGCGCGCCAGCCGAGGGTCTTGCTGGCCGCGGTGCGCATGTCATCGAGTGCCGACTCGGCGGGGGTGCCGCCGGTGCGGACCAGGGCGGCGATCTTCTCGAGGCGCTCGGCCTTGTCGGCGGCCCACTCGGCGCGGCGGGTAGCATCGGCCAGCGCCTCCTCAGCAGCCTCGTGGGCGGCGATGATGCTGTTGCGGCGGGCGATGCGGGCGTTGACGGCGGGGGTGGCGTTCATGGTCGGCTCCGTGTCGGTTGGCGGCTTGCTTGCCGCGCCCTTCCGACACACAGACTCTATCCACCCCTCGATTGGTCGTCAAGCATGACGCGAAAGATAATCTAACTTTGTCGAGATAGCCGATCAGCGCAGCATCTTGAGCGACGGCACGATCTCCGGGGTCACCGGCTGCGCCACGGCGGCGGCTTGGACGGCCTTGGCGATCAGCTCGGGCGGCGCCTGCCACGGGTGCGGCTGGCCGTCGATCCAGCATCGGGGCGCAGGCGTGGCCGTGGCGCGCTTGCGGTCGGCGGAGATGTGCAGGTGAACGGTGATCTCGGCGCGGTGGCCGGCATCGGTGGTCAGGCCGGTGCACGTCACCGACCGGCGGACGGCACCGGGAGGCGGGCCGGCGTCCGGGGATCGGCGACTGTGACGCTTGTGGTTGGGGCCGGCGGCGGTCATACGGGCTCCTGTGCCTTGCGCCGGAGGAGGGAGGCCATCGTGCGCAGCTCACGAGCCTGCGTCTCGGTGTCCGTGTCCCAAGTGCCGTTGGTGATCTTGACTTCAAGGGCCGTGGCTCGCACTTCGATCTCCCTGAGAGCATCGGCGAACCCGGCGGCACGCGCTTCGGTGAGGGCGGCGGTCGGCTCGGCGCGACGGTTCCACAGGGAGGCCGCTTGCTCGGCGTTGTAGCCGCTGGCACCCTCAGCCCAACACCAGTCGCAGGCTACTACGTACTTTTCGTCCTCTGCGGTGCAGATCCCGGCAGGCTTGCCGCAGAAGGGGCAGGGCAGCAGGCTGGGCGGATTGGCAGGCTCGGTCATCGCGGGCTCCGGATCGCGCGGCAGGCGCGCAGCGTGAGGACTACCGCCCCGACGATCAGGGCGGCGGCGAGGGCGTCGATGGCGGTCACGGGGTGCCGCCGTGATCGGCGTGCCAGCGCTCCCACGCGGACTGCGGCGCGCCGGGGGCGGGCAGGCGGGAGAGGGCGATGGCTTCGATGCGGAGGTGGACGCGCGCCGTCACGGCGAGGTGCCCGACCGCCTCCGTCTCTCCGTCGGCGTTGGTGTACGTGACCGATCCGGGCTCAAAGCCCTCGGGTTCATGCGGGCTCGGCGGGGTGTGGCGGTCGCCGGCTTCACCGACGCGGACGCGGACCAGCGCGCGATAGACGCAGCCGCTTGGGGTGACGTACTCGCCGGGGACAAGGATGGTGCGGGGGCCCTGGGTTGGCATCGGTGCTCCTGTCGTCTGTGGAAAAGTGCCCGGCCAAGTGCGTCGCCGGAGGAGTAGCGACCGGGGGGCCGGGCAGGCCCCGTGCAGAGTACGGACTGCAGACCGCCGCGCCGGCCGACCATGTGCAGGGCGAGCCGTCCGGCGCGGGCTGATGAGCGCTCGCCCTGCTTGACAGGGGTAGGCTATGCCGGGGCGATGGAGCCGTCAAGTCGGCGGCGCAGAAAGTTTGCGGCGTGCGTTGACAGGTGCGGGCGCGTGGCTTAGGGTTGTGGGGCCGGCGCGGGATGCGGCGGATGAAGGAGGTAGGGATGGGAAGAGAAGTACGACGTGTGCCGGCCGATTGGCAGCACCCGAAGGATGTGGTGTTGGGGCCGAGCGGCCCTGTTGAGCGCTACAGGCCGCTGTTTCCGGGCGAGCGCTACCAGAACGATGTGGACTCTTGGGATGAGGACTGCGCGAAGTGGAAGGCTGGCTGGCGGCCCGACTACTGCACAGACCCGGACAGCCGGGCGATGACCTTCGAGCAATGGGAGGGCCAACGCCCGCACCGGGATGACTACATGCCGGACTGGCCCGCGGAGCAGCGCACCAACCTGATGATGTACGAGGACACGAGCGAAGGCACGCCGATCAGCCCGGCCTTTGCGGCACCGGAGGAGTTGGCGCAGTGGCTGGCCGACAACGGCGCCAGTTGGTTCGGCGACTCCACCGCCACCTATGAGCGATGGCTGCGCGTCGCGCGTGGCGGCTGGGCGCCTTCGTTGGTGGTGGTTGATGGCGCAGTGGCGAGCCACGTCAACGAGACTGTGGAGGTGCGCGATGAGCGATGAGATCGTCGAAGTCAAGGTCTACGCCGAGGGCGGCGCGCTGCCTGCCCAGGCCACGCCGGGCGCGGCGGGCTGGGACTTGTCTGCGCGGATCGGCGTGCCGCTGCGCTTGAACCCGGGCGACCGGGCGGAAGTGCCGACCGGTCTGTGGCTGGCGATCCCCGAGGGCTACGAGGGGCAGGTCCGGCCGCGGTCGGGGCTGGCGCGGGAGTACGGAGTCACTGTGACCAACGCCCCGGGCACGGTCGACAGCGATTACCGCGGCGAGGTGATCGTGCTGTTGGTCAATCACGGCCCGCGGGCGCTGGTCATCAAGCCCGGCGAGCGTGTCGCGCAGCTCGTGATCGCGCCGGTTCCGCGGGTGCGGATCGTGGCGGTCGGGTCGGTGGAGGACCTCGGGGACACGGCGCGGGGCGATGGTGGGTTCGGGTCGACCGGGACCGGTGAGGTGCCGCTGTCGGCGCCAGCGTCGGACTCGGCGGATGGGCAACTTGGGCTTTTTGCCGCGGTCGCTGATCGCGGCCCGATGGAGGTGTGATCATGGCTTTGGATGTTTCAGTGAGCGCGTCGGCACTCAAGGCGGCGCTCGGCGCCACGCGGGCGGCGATCACGGCGCGGCCTGTCAACCCGGTGTGGTCGTTCGCGCACATCAGCGCGGCTAACGACAAGCTCGTCATCACGACGACCGACGGCGCGCAGGCGTTCGAGGTGGGGGCCGAAGCGCAGGTCGATGACTGGGGCGTGATCTTGGTCGACCACGCCCGGCTGTCGGCGGTGGCTGGCCTCTTCGACGGCGCCGTGCGGATCAAGTACAACGAGCGGCAGAAGCGGGTCACCATCCGGTGCGGCAAGGCCGAGCACGTCTTGCCGTGCGGCGACGCGGGCGACTTCCCGCCGATCCAGTGGGAGCCCGACGGCGAGCCGGGTCATGCCTTGGTGGCGTCCGGCGAGGCTTGGGTGCGCGGGTTCGCTGTGGCCTCGCACGCGAGCCAGGACCCGAACCGCTACGGCCTAAACGGTGTCAGCGTCGAGAAGATCGACGAAGAGGGCCTGCGGCTCGTCGCGACCGACGGCAGCCGCTTGGCGTGGTCTGATGTGGACTGCAGCCTGCCGATCAGCGCCGTCAAGCTGCCGCGGCGCATGCTCATCCCTCCGGGTGTGGCGCGCAGCATGGCGCGGGCGGCCGGTGCGGGCGGGCTGTGGGGCCTGCGCTTGGGTGAGCGGTCAGCGGCGTGGGGCCCGGTCGACGAAGACGGCAAGCCGGTCGACGGCCTCCGGGTGTGGTTCCGCATGCTCGAGGGCGAGTTCCCGGACTATCGGCTGGTCATGCCACCGCGGTTCAAGCGCACGGTCAAGGTCGACAGCGGCGTGCTGATCTCGGCGCTCAAGGGTGTCAGCCTCGCGGCCGAGGACCGCAACCATTCGGTCGACCTCGCCTTTGAGGAGAGTCGCATCCTTCTCGCCGCCCGCAGTGCGAAGGGATCCGAAGCTCGCGCAGAGGTCGAGGCTGAGCTTGATGGCGCGCCGCTGCGGACCGGGTTCAACGCGACCTATCTGTCCGAGGCGTTGGCCCTCTTGGGCGGCGGCGAGGTCACCCTGTCGCTCGGCGACGCGCTCGACCCGTGCATCTTGACCATCGGCCCGGTGGCCGACGTGTCCTCGGCGACGCTGCGGGGCGTGGTTGTGATGCCGATGCGCCTGGACTAATGCCCGGCGGGAGACACTACCTGTAGCGTTTTTGACATGGACCGGCTCTCTATCTGTGGTAGACTGAGGGTCGGTCTGTTCGTTTTGGCTTGGAGGTGTGTATGTCGGGTGAGGAGAGCGCCGCCGTGGGCGGCGTGGGGCTGTTTGCGCCCGGGACTTGGGCGCAGATGCAGGGCGAGTGTGAGGCGTGGGCGGCGGCGCATCTCGTCGACCTGACCGACGATGACGCACTGGCGGGGCTGTCGCCGGGCGCGCGACTCGCGTCGGAGATCGTGCGGCTGCGGACCTATGCGAAGGTCCGGCCGGATGGTCGGCGCGAGACGTGGCGGGAGACTGTGGTGCGCTGGGGCGGCTACTTCCGGTATCGGCTGTGGCAGCGGACGGCGGCGCCCGAGGCCCTCGAGGAGATGGCGCGCGCGGTCCGGGCGGTGTTCCGTCGCGAGGTGATGCCGTCGATGCGGTCGTTGTGGGCGGCCGGAGAGGTGATCGAGGCCAACGACATCGCCCTGTACAACTGCGCTTTTGCGCCGGCGGACAGCGTCGCGGTGTTTTGGGAGTCGCTGTACATCTTGATGCACGGCACGGGTTTCGGCTTCTCGGTCGAGCGCGAGTTCGTGGATCGGCTTCCGGTGCCGGAGGTGCCGGGGTCGGGTGTACTGCAGCCCACGCACACCATCGAGGACTCGACCGAAGGCTGGCGCAATGCCGTCGAGATCGGCGTGCGGGCGTGGTTCGCAGGTGGTGACGTTGACTTCGACTTCTCCAAAATCCGGTCCGCGGGATCGAAGCTCAAGACGAAGGGCGGCGAGGCGTCCGGCCCCGAGCCGCTGCGGGAGTACCTGCGCAGCCTGCGCTCAGCCATCCAGCTCGCCGGGATTGAGCGGCGAAAGCTGCTGACGATTGAAGTGCACGACCTGAAGTGCACGGCCGGCAACGCTGTTCAGGTGGGGGGTGTCCGGCGCTCCGCTGAGATCAGCTTCTCCGACCGCGACGACGTGCGGCTGCGTTGGGCGAAGCACTACCCAGCGGCGGCGGGGCTGGGGGTCGACATTCCCCACGTCCGCGGTCAAGCGAACAACTCTTGGGTCCTGACTGACCCCGATGCCCTGGCCTGGGAGGACTTCGACGCCGAGTGGCAGGTCCTGCGCACGTCGATGGCCGGCGAGCGGGGTATCTTCGCGCCGGGGCGGCTGGAGCGCAAGCGCGGCCGGCGGCTGCGGGCGAACCCGTGTGTGGAGATCGGGCTATCGTGGCAGGACGCTGACGAGAAGGCTGGCATCGAAGGCGGCGGGCAGTTCTGCAATCTCAGCAACGTCATCCTCCGCCCGACCGACACGCTGCAAAGCGCGCTGGCGAAGGCCGAGATCGCGGCGTTCATCGGCACGCTGCAGGCTTCGTGCACCGACTTCAAGGGCCTGCGGTCGGGGTGGACTGAGGTCACCCGGCGGGATGCGCTGTTGGGTGTCGGCCTGTCGGGGCAAGCGGACTGCCCGCAGATCGCGTCCTCGACGGCGAAGCTGGGGATGATGGCCGGCGCGGCGGTCGGTGCGAATGAGCGGTGGGCGGAGGTGCTCGGGATCGAACCCGCGGCCGGGGTCACCTGCGGCAAGCCGGACGGCAACTCGTCGGTGTTCTTGGGGTGCTCGTCGGGCGTCCATGCCCACCACGCCCCGCACTACCTGCGGCGCATCACCGTCAGCGCGAAGTCGCCGATCTGCGCGGTCTTGCGCGAGGCTGGGGTGCCGTGCATCCCGTCGACACCCAAGGCGGCCGAAGCGCTGGCGGCCGGGACGCTTGACGAGAGTACGGTCGACGGGTGGCTTTTCGAACTGCCGATGGCGGCGCCGGCCGGGGCGCTGGTTCGGGCAGACGAGGGCGCGGTTGACCTGCTTGAGCGGGTTGAGGTCATCAACCGGGGGTGGCTCGGCGAGAAGGGCCACAACCAGAGCGTGACCGTCAGCGTCCGCCCCGAAGAGTGGGACCGGGTGCGCGATTGGGTGTGGGAGCACCGGCACGGCTTGGGCGGGGTGTCGTTCCAGTCCTTCGACGGTGGGGCGTACTACGGCACGCCGCTGACCGACTTGGCCGCCGAGGAGTACGAAGCCCGCACCGCCGCGCTGCCGTCGGTCGATTGGTCGCGCCTCGCCGAGTTCGAGAACGGCGTCTCCGAGGGCGCGCAGACCTTCGCCTGCGCTGGCGGGGCGTGCTCCATCGTGTGAGGCTGTAGCAGCGCACCCGCCAAGCGTGGGAGGCGTCACGAGGCCGTCGGGCGACCGGCGGCCTCAGCTTTTGGGCCCGGTGGCGGTCGGGCATAACAAAGGCGCCCGCGGGGGCGCCTTGTTGCAGCGGAGAGGCCTGGGCTACAGCAACGCTTCGTCGCCGAGGTCGTAGCCATCCACCACCGCAGTCGGTGCGGCCTGCCGATCCTGCCACCGCCGGACAGCCGCGCCGACGGCGTCCGCCTCTGTCGGACCGGTGCCGGACAACGCGGCGTGGCACTGCGTGCAAGCGATTGTGGCCTTGAACCGGTGAAGGTCGACCATCATGCCGAGACGCCGGTCATGGATGCGGCGCTCATGCAGAGGACCGTTGCACCGGTCGCAGACGATAGCGGCGGCGGTTGGCTGGTTGTCGAGAACGTCGAGCATCGTGGCCTCCAGGGCTTAGAACGGGATGTCGTCGCCGTAGTCATCCGCGGGCGCCTGCGCGGGCGGCTTGGTGGCCTGCCGCGGGGGCGCGCTGCGCTCGGGCTGGCCGGTGCCGGTGCCCTCGCCCGCGCCGCCCAAGAGGCGGATCTCGCCGGCGATGATCTCGGTCGACCACCGCTTCTGCCCGTCCTTGTCGGTGTACTCGCGGGTCTGGATGCGGCCCTCGACGTAGAGCTGCTTGCCCTTCTTGCCGAAGCGCTCCATCAGGGTCGCGAGCTTGTCGAAGCAGACGACGCTGTGCCATTCGGTGTAGTCGGCCCATGTGCCGTCGGCGCCCTTGCGGCGGTCGGTGGTGGCGAGGCGAAGGGAGGCGATCTGCATGCCGGAGGTGGTGTTGCGGATCTCGGCGTCGCGGCCGAGGTTGCCGATGAGGGTGACGCGGTTGACGGTCATGGGGTGGGCTC